CCCAGAAGGCCGGGGAACAGCGGGGGGCCAACCATGATGCCGCCGGCAATCCCGACACCGATGGCAGCGATTGCCAGCCCGACGGGCGTGAACAACGCCGGGATCACGGCGAGGGCGCCCTGCAGCACTCTTAGCCCCATGCCAACACCCTGCAGGGCGATGCCGCCAGCGATGGCAGCGGCCCCCGTCACCAGCAGGCCGCCGGCGAGGTAGGCCGCCCCTTGGCTTACCTCCGGGAACGCCGTGATGAGACGCGCAACAGTATCTGCCACGCCGACGATGCCCTGCTCAAACGCCGCGAGCGTGCCTGTGCCCAATGCGTCCGCCAAAGAGTTCGACACGCGCTCGGCGGAATTCGACAGCCGCTCAAACATCCCGGAGATGCCGGACATCTTGATGCTGAACGCGTCGGAGTTCGACATCGACTTCGACATCGCGTCCTGCATCTCCGCGAAGCCCTTGGATCCGGTGTCGAGAAAAATCTCGGCGGCGCGGATTGCGTCCGATCCGAAAATCTTGAACAGGATCTGGTCCTTCGCGACGGCATCGACTGAGTCGAGCTTCTCCTTCAGAATGTCCATCTGCTGGCCGATTGGCAGCGAGCGGCCGGTGGCGTCGCGGAACGACCCTACAGACAGTCCGAGTTCCTTGAGCCCGTCCTCCGCTTCGCCGGCACCTGTGCGGAGCCTTTGCAGCATCGTCTTGAGGCTGGTGCCCGCGTCCGACCCATCGGTCAAGTTGTTCGACAGGATCGCCAGGGCGGCGGCCGTGGTCTCCATGTCCTGGCCGGCGCTCTCGGCCACCTTCGCCACCTGGCTGAAGCCCTGCACCATCCGCGGCACGTCGGTGTTGGACGAGTCGGCGGCGGCCTTCAGGATGTCCGTAGCCTGTGATGCCGACACGCCGAATAGCGTCATCGAGCCCTGTACGATCTCGGCGGCCCTGGTCGTCTCTACACCGGTGTTCTTCGCGAACTTGACCACGGCCTCGCCGGCACCGGCCAGCACCTGCTCGAGCGGCATGCCGGCCTTGACCAGCTGCGTCATAGCGCCGGCGATTCCAGACTGGCTGCCGATGCCGGCGGCCGATAGCTCCGTGGCCTTCTGCTTGATCTTCTCGACCTGTGCAGCGGTCAGCCCGGCCGCGGTGCGCGCTTCGTTCAGCGTGTCCTGGAATGCGGATGCCTGCCGCAGGGCCATGATCATCGGAGCGGCGATCGCACCGCCGCCAATAGTCATGCTCGTACCGGCCTGACGCATGACGGTGCCCATCTGCGTCAGCTGGGTCCGTATCTTGGTCATCCCCTGCTGAAACTGGCCGTCCCTGGCAAAGATCTCGACGAACGCCGAGCCCGCCCGGATCGCGCCGGAGCTAGCTGCCATCGCTCACCTCCGGCGGCTTCACGGGTCGGAATCCCATCGCGATCAGCAGGTCGGGCGTGGCCTCGAGCGGCTTGGGCTGTGGCACGCGGTAGAAGGGGTGGAAGTGGTACATGGTGGGGGCCGGCCCGGCATCCGCGTCGTGGTGGATCTGAGCCCAGAGGCTCATCAACGTCGCCGTGTGCGTCCACGCCTCGTGCTGCCGTCCGTCGGCGAGCCAGACGAGCTCGCGGAGGGTGAAGCTCCAGGGCTCGACTCCGACGATCCCAGCGAGGTGGAAACCGAGCTCCCATGCGTCTGCAGGGTTGCCGCGAAGTCGCACGATTCCAGCGCCTTCTCGATCGCCTGCGTCGCCGCCGTCTCCATCTGCCGCTCCGTCTGCCGCAGCTTCGCGATCACCTTCTTGACCAGCCCCCTCCGGGGCTCTTGGAAAAAATCAGATACCCCGTCCACCAGTCTCTCGACTGCCTCCTTGAGCACGCTGCCATCGCACGCGGCGAAGAACTGCTCGTCCGCCATGTCGCGCTCGGCCAGCTGCGGCCGCACCACGGCGCAGATGACCTCGAGCACCTTGAGGTCGTCGGCAACCCACCCCGACAGCATCTCCTTGTCGAGATTGCAGATGTCGAGCACGTTGACGCCGCACAGGTCGCGCACGCGTTTGACTGTGAGGTAGTTCACCTCGACGAGCCACTGGGACCCGTCGGTCGTCTTGAACGTCTTGCTCATTCGTATGGCCAGCGCTTCAGCGTCACCTCGTAGCCGATGGCGCCTGAGAAGGGGTATCCCGCCTTGATCTTGTGGACCAGAAAGTTCGCAGTCAGCCCGTCAACGGACACAACGAGCGGCTGCGGCGGGAACTTGTTCCATTTCGCGTAGAAGACCTGCACGTCTTCGTCGTGCAGGATCTGCAGCGTGATGCCGATCGCCTCGGTGAGCGGCAGTTCCCCGCGGAACGCCGAGTCCCACGGCGTGACATCGACAGCGTCTAGGTCGAGGTCCAGGTCGAAGTCGCGCGTGCCATTGAGCACGACGCCGTCCACCGTGATCGGTTGTTTGCGGGCGAGGCGGACCTTGGGCACAGGTCACCTCGACGGTCAGGTGGCGGTCTGCGTCGGGGCGTAGGTGATCGTGTACTCGTGGCGACCCTTTGGCGACACCTTGTCCTTGATGTCGAGCACCGCGCAGGAGATCGACTCCATGCCGCCGACCACCACCGGCCCGGTCTGCCCGCGCGTCGCGGTGTGGTAGGTCGCCGTGACCTCGATCGTCACGTCCAGCAGCCCGCAGCCGATCTGCTTCTCGGTGTCGCCGAACACGGTGATGTCCACCTCGTCGCCGCTGGCGTTGAGGTCGACGTCCACCACGTTGTCGAGGATGACACCGGGCGCGGTGATCAGGGCCGACTTTCCGAGCTTGTACTTCGCCATGTGGTCCTCGGAGGCTAGATGGTGACCTGGTCGCCGACGTCGAGCGCGACGCCCGGCTTGATCGTCAGGCTGACGGCCTCGGCTCCGCCGATCGGCTGCGTCCGCTTTGCGCTGGTGATCACCCCGGTGATGGAGAACGCCGTGCCGCCGGTCGGCGTGACCGATACGACGACCTGCTTGCCGTAGGTCTGCGCGCCGTCGCCCAGGACGGTGGCCTCGAGCGTGCGGGCCTGGAGCCCGGCGACCGTTCGCTTGTAGATGCCGGTCGAGCCCTTGGTCGTCGCGTCGACCTTCTCCGACTCGATCGACATCGAGACGTCTTGGACGCCCGTCAGGCCGGAAATGGTGGTCGTGGAGCCCAGCTGGATGGTCGTGGCCATGTGGTCCTCGCGTTGGGTGTGCGCCTACCGCCAGTATACAGAATTCCACCTACCCGCTGCGGAAGCGGCCGGCGAACTCAGCGGCGATGCGACCGCGGCGAATGCCCTCGAGCATGGCCGGGAACATGAACGCACGCTGTGGGTACACGAACGTCTGCCGGAACGAAGACGTGAGCTCCCAGTTGCGCTTGTTCCTCGGTCCTTTTCCGATGCGATACCACGCGAGAATGCCCTTATAGCCGCGGTCGTACTTCGGGATCCACGCCCAGGCCGCCATTCGCTGCGTGCCGCCGTGCTCGTGGAGCGCGGCGATGTACGGGGCACCGTCCATGAACGCCCCCACGACGACCGACTCGGTGGATGGATCGTACTGGTACGTGATGGCCCGGCGCAGCGTGCCGAAATGCGTGTGCGGCGGCGTGCCGGCTTGGCTGGGCGGCCGGAATTTGATCTCGAATATCCTGTCGCGAATCTTGCGTTTGGTGCGTTCGTTTATGTCGCGCCGTCCCAGCAGATCGCGGAGCGATGCACCTGCGTTGCGGCGCATGACCGCCAGCTGCGGCTTCGCCAGGCCCATCTTCTTGATCGACCGCCGGGAGATCTGCATGAGCACCGAGCCGGCCGAATACAGACTGCGGTAGATCGCCTTGTCGAGCGTTTTCTGCACGCTCGCCCGGTCGAAAAAGAAATCAAAGTTGATCCGCATCGGGATGCTCGGCGGAGTCAACGCATCGCCTAGCGGATTACGGCCGGCCGGCAGCAATATGCTCATGGTCCGGTAGCCCCCGTGGCGCCGGTCGGTGCGGCCGGCGCCCACTTGTCGACAGGCACCGACCACTCAACAGAGATCTGCGCCATGAACACGTTGCGTGCCTCGAGCAGTTCCGGATCGTAGGGCAGGGGATTGCCCACCTCGGTCCAGTCTGTGTTCTCGGGCAGCCCGGTCGGTCGGATGTAGTTCGACCGGATCGCGTCGATGATCTCCTGGCACAGATCCTCGAGCACCGCGATCTCCGCGTCGCTGCCGACATGCTGTGCGACGACGATGCCGGTGGTGACGTCCGCCACCTCCATGCCGCGAGTCTCGGTCTTCATCGTGAACGGACCCGGCACCACCGACACCCGCAGGTAGCCGAGGTCCTCCAGGCCGTAGTCGGGCTTCCGCTGCATGGCGGCGCTGATCGTGCCGCCGGGGGCGTTTGTCCAGGTGAACGCCGACAGAGCGGCCGCGAGCCTCGTGGCGACGTTTCGTGAGATGTGCGGCAGTAGGGTGGGCATCTATCGCTCCTGCGGGCCGGGAATATGCGTCGTGAGCTCGAGCTCCAGCCGGGCGACGGCCGCCGCCGTCTCCGGTGATGCGTGCCGGCGGAACGCCTCGCGGGCGTGCTCCAGGGCCTCGGCCTTGAGCCCGAGGTTGTAGGCCGCCACGGCCGCCATCTCCGGGGCGCGGTGCCCGTAGGCCGCCGGATCGCTCGTATGGGTCTGCCGGTCGGCCGGGGCGGCCGCG